GCTCCACTCCAGCGATACGCAATGCTTGTGCTGGTGTTATACCAGGCTTGGCCCGTGTAATCACCTGTCCCAGAAGGGGTGGAGCTGCTAACGATGCAAGTCGCTTGATCGCCAATCTTTTCTGCAGTAACTGAAGCAGCATGAAGCTTGCCTGCCGTGACCGAGCTTGCTCCGAGGTTGGCTTCAAGAACAATATTGCTGGCTAGTGTTGTTAGAAAAGATCCAGTGCCGCTACCTGTAACTGCTCCAGTCAATGTAATCGTTTGATCGCCAGTATTTGTTCCGCTACTGGTTCCGCTAAATACTGAACCGTTTTCCCACGTTCCAGTAGAAGTGGCTAAATCTCCAAGGCCTAATGTTGTTCGTTGATTAGCAACAGTTGCATCATCAAGCAAGGCTCGACCAGCTGCAGTGCAGTTTATTTCTTCAACTAAACCACCGCCTGCAGTGCTGCGTCCAAGAATTACATCAGTGCTAGTTGTATCTTGAAGCTTGTCATAAGTAACTGCATCCGATGCAATAGCAGCACTATTGACAGCTCCAGCAGCAAAGCTTGTCGTAAAAGAGCCTGTGCCGCTGCCGGTGACAACACCTGCCAAAGTAATCGTTTGATCACCTGTATTAGTATTACTACTTGTGCCTGAATGTGTACCGCTAAAAGTGCCGCTTTGAGTGGCTAACGTTCCAAGGCCTAACGTTGTTCTCTGGGCTCCAACGTTTGCACCCGCAATTAATGCACGACCTACAGGTGTACAGCTAATTTGTTCGACTGTGCCTGAACCTCCAGACGCACGGCCCAGGATTACATCAGCAGATGTAGCGTCTTGCAGCTTGTCGTAAGTAACTGCGTCTGACGCAATATTGCTTGTCTGAACAACGTTTGAAGAAAGAGTAGTTGAGAAAGATCCTGTACCAGCACCTGTAATTGCACCTGTAAGCTCAATCGTCTGGTCGCCTGTATTGGTGCCAGAACTTGTGCCTGAATGAGTGCCTGTAACTGTTGCGCTCTGCGTGGCTAACGTCCCAAGGCCTAATGTGGCGCGTTGGGCTGCAGCATCTGCATCATCAAGTAATGCTCGACCTGCTGCTGTTAACGAAAAGACTGCATACGTGTCAGACGCAGTCGCGTAAATACCTTGGTTTGCAGCAGTAGTTAGCCCTGAAATTGATTGCAGACCAGCGTCATAAGCCTGAACATTTGTCCCAATAGCTACGCCAAGGTTTACCCGTGCGCTTGCGGCGTTGCTAGCCCCCGTTCCACCATCCGCAACAGTGATGTCTGTAATCCCAGTGATCGTGCCACTGGTAACAGTCAGGTTTGTAAGGGTTGAACCGTCAGCGTTAAGCGTGGCAATTGTGCCAAGCCCTAACGTGGTGCGTTGAGCTGCGGCGCTTAAGTCATCTAAAAGCGCACGGCCTGCAGGTGTGCAAATAATTTCCTCAATAATCCCAGCGTTGACGCTGCTACGTCCCAGCAAGCGGTCAGTTGCCGTAACGTTTTGGACCTTGGCATAAGTGATTGCATCGTCAGCAACCGAGGCAGTGCCTAGTTTTGTCGAGCTGCTTTGGTCAAGCTTGTCTAGGTCAATGCTGCTGACATCGATCAGGTCAAGACCAGCATCAATCAGGTTTTTTGTCGTAACCTTCTTGGTCTCGGAACCGCTAATGTCCGCGATAGGCAGGACATCAATTGCTGCAACCCCAGCCTTGGACAGCTCGTTAAGCTGCGTAATTCTTTGGTCAGCCAAGGCTCAGCTCCTTATGCCAGGGGTACTTGCGCTTAGTTTAATCCTCTACCTCTTTCAGTAGGAAGTTTAGATCCTGCTCTTTACGGATCCGATCGTCGTCTTCCTTGAGGATGTAATCGGTCAACGCTCCAACAACAAGCCTCAGCTCACCAGTTGTAACAAAATCCAAAGTACATCTGATCGCATCGTCTAAATCAACAGTAACGCCAGCGTTTGTCACTACAGCCGAAAGATAATAAAAAACGCTTTCCTCTGCTGGATTTATTTCTTTATCTACCAAGTAAAGAAAAAGATCAAAAGCACAACCTAGATCGACTCTTTGAATTAATTGCAACATCAGCAATGATGTCTCTCGCGATCCATCAGTTTTGTTATTGAAGACGCATTCAACACGTCCGCTACCACTAATTAAGCCTGCGTTGTACTGATTTTTAAATTTATCGGAGAGTGATGTTACGTCAACCTGCTCACGGCTAGCGTTAAATTCGTAGCTTGTGACGTCGCCAAGAATATTAGAGCCAACGTCTCTGACAGTAATTGTCAGATTAATGGGATCTCCCGTAAAGGCTTGCAGTACAATTTCATTTTCACGATTATTGTTAACAGCGTCAGCAAATGTTCGATACAGGCGCAATCCACCTACAGCATTTACATTTACAAAGGTGCTATAGGTGTCTTGTATTGTGCCAGAAGACCAGTTGGACGCTGGGATAAACAAAAGATTGCGTGGATCAGATGTCTCAAAATCAACCTTGTCTCCCGTAAATAGGTTTTCTATTCCGTCTTTCGTTCCAACGCGATTAAGCACAGTACTGATGTCATCAGTATTGACTGATTCTTGAATGTTGCCAAGAACAACTTCCGTTCCACGGCGCAGTCTTACGTTGCCTTGACTGCCAAGAAAAAAGGTCATTTTTAAGAAGGTATACCTGCGTCAATAGCTTTATTCAAGTTTCCGTCAACCGTAAAATTAATCGCGACTACAGTCAATTCTCCTGTCGAGACGGAAATACTAGCTGAAGTGATATAAGCGTCGCATTTAAGGGAATCCTTTTCGTCTTTCCCAACGTTTAGTTGAAGTTGAACTCTGTCACCGTTGTCACCGTCATCACCAGCCTCTACGTTATTTGAGCCTGTTTTCATAATTTTATTTAATACTTGTGTAAATTCTTGATTAGGATTAAGAACTTTGTAATACATCAAGGTTGCACTGCCAGTAGACCCCATAACGCCAGGAACAAACGTGTTTGAGCCGCTAGAAATATCATTAGTGCTTAAAAGTTCTAAAGTAGTTTCAATTGACCAGTCGCGAATTTTAGCTATAGTAAATGTATTGACCATTAATGAACCTGTGCGTCCGGTGTAAAAGGCCATTGGTTCGCTGGGCTTAGGGCATTGCTTTCATACTAGCTTACCTCAAACTGGCTGGGCCTAAAGTCTGCAATCAAAGCACGGTCCTCATCGTCACACGGGTACTCGACGGCTCTTACAGTTACTTCGCCTTCTTCGTCTAGCTCTACTTCTGTAATCCTAAAAACACGCTTTTTGCCTGAATCAATTCCCATCACGTACAAGCTTCCAGTCTTGCCGGCAAGTGATGATGCCACTCCGTTTTGCACCGCTACTGAGTTTTGAGCAGACACCTTGCTGGCGTCTCGATCGTAAATTAAAAAGTTGTAATTTCTATTTGGAATGCTGTCCTGCAATGGCGAGTTCAGTGCTCCGCCTTCACCAATAACCCCAGAAGACGTTCTTTCCCATTTTGTTAGGCCAATATCGACATAGATAAACGCTCCAGGCTCGACCGGGTTGATTGATGGGAACGTCTTAAACTCGATACCTCGCCTGATGAATCTGCGCTGGTTCACCAATAACTTGCCAAACAGGATTGCCTGTTGCCGCGTAGTAACAAAGCCGCTTACATCAAACGTTTCTTTGATTGCAGCGGTGTCCTCTCCTATTGACGTATCTGCTCTTCTTACGTCAACTGTTCTTTTGCGCTGAAATATTGATTGCGTTGATTCTTCCCTGTAAATAATACTTGCGATCAAGTCCTGAGTACTGGCTCCATAATCTAAAAACTCTTCTTTGTACGAGTCTTCAAGAATATTGCCTGTCGTGAATAATGCAGAAATAGTCAAAGGAATAGGACGACCATCGTTTTCGGCTGCCTTGCCATTATTACGTGTAGGCAGTGCAGGAATAAGCGTTTCTTTTCCGTTTTTTCTCGCAAATTCAAGCAGGCTAAACGGGGCTGTACTTACCCAAAACTCGCGCCATGCAGAATTATCTGCAATAACGCCATCCATAAATAAGCTAACTGGGGAGCCTTCCTCTACAGGTAAATTGTTGTTTTGGCAAAACAGCTTAGCTAGTTTTAAACTCTCTTGATCCAAAGCCGCAGCTGGGGCGTACTTGCCAATTCCGTTTTCTTTGTCCAAAACAGTATCTACAAAAATGTCGGGCGCAAAACTTGTGCTTTCATCCTCCCCTGGAGTCGCACCCCGGAAAGGCTCCGTAAAGTCTTCGACCCTGTAACTTTGTTTGCCTTGAGTAACGAAGGCGGTAACGTTACGCAAGTCTTGCACGCCTTTCCCTGCAAACATGTTTAACGAAAGTATTGAAAGCCCTCTATACAGTTGATGCGTCTCTTGTATCTGCTGCTCTGTAACCGCTGTTAACGCAAGCTCTGGCCCATTGTCAAAACTAAACTGGACTTGCGTGTCGGTGTGGACAGAGAACACGTCCCACTCGTTTGTAAGTTTGGGACCACGCTCTTCTAGCCTAGGGAAACCGTTTGCATAAACAGAACTATATTCGTCACCGTTCCACCAAACTGTTGCGTTGCCAGGGCCACTGTCGTTATGACTTCTTGTTCTGCTGTGGTTCTCTAAAAGAGCAAATCTTGTTTGACCGTTTTCTCTAATCTCAGAGGCAACATCGTAAACAGGCTCAAGCTTAAAAGTGTACTTGTCCCTAGTAGGAGCAATAAAATTAAAATCGCTATAAGTATCAACTTCTGAGCCGTGCCTTAAAATAACTAGAACATCATGAACATTATATTCGGTTTCGCTTGCTTTTTTGTAGCTGAACCTAAAGAAAGCTTGACGACCTTTGGTTCCGTTGTCGGATAATGAATATTTCTTAGACGCTGAAATCTCACCATACTTCTTTTGCCTGCCAGATATTTTTCTATACAGTCTTGATTTAATCGAGAACTTAACATGGTCCACTTCACTGATCGTTTCATACGATGCTGATTCTGCTTTGACTAAGGCTTTGACAAAAAATCTATTGTCTCCTTGAGCGATAAGTTCTTCCCAGTTCTCAAGGATGTAGTTAATATTACGCTCAGCTCCTTGCTTTTGTCTTTTTATACGGCTAAATTCATCTCCAATAGCTTTGATGCCAACAGTGTCTGGTATCTTTTTATTAGGAATCTCGTCCTTGCGTTTCTGCATCTGGGCTATACCGCCAGAGCCGTAACGATTGCCATTGATATCGGTAAAGACACCGTTAGAATTTTGCAATTGCTTAATCAACCAAGACCTATTGCGCCCAATAATTTGTTGCCGCCTTTCTTGAAGTTTAGAATCAATTCTGTTTAATCTTTGGGTCAAATTATCTCTGCCTGGATTTGCCACAAGACCTTTATTCTTTAAGTCTGTACTGTTTGAAAATTTGCTCGTTTTGCCTCTATCGTTGTCAACAAAAGCCTCTTTCTTTAGTTTGTTGGACTGTCTAAGATCAGGGTTAATAGCTACTGTGGCGTTTTTTATGTCGTTCTCCACTTTTTCCTTGTTGCTAGTTAGTTTTTTTAATCTTCCACTAGCAAGATCTTTGTCAAGGTCTGCGGCAATAGCAGCTCCCAGAGATACATTCTTAAAAGGAGAGGTTTTGCCACCCCTGTCAGGGATTGTAAGTTTTTTGTCTGAATCATCGTAATCTCCGCTTTGAATTTCTCCTATCAACTCATTTGCACTGGCTATATCACGGTCTAGCTCTTCTATTACAGCCCCTCCTTTTATGGTAGGAAAATCGTCTGCAGCTTCAGACTCTAAATACTTTGTGTAGTCAAGCGATCCAGCTGGGTTAATCGTTTTTGTCTTTTTTTCGTCAAGTTCGTTTGTCCATCTGACTGTACGCTTGCTTTCAA